CAGCTTATTTCAAACGTGGGCTTTCCTATTGCTTGTTGTCTTATCATGTTTTTCTATGTCAACAAATCTGCGGAATACCACAAGGAAGAGATTAGCAATTTGACGAAGGAATACAAGGCAGAGATTTCCGAGCTTTCTACTGCTATCAATAACAACACTTCTGTCATGCAGTCTCTTATCAACACGCTCACGATTAAATGACTGAGCAAGAGCTGAGAACGTCAGTTTACAATTTCGCTCAATCGTGCATCGGCCTTAATGAATACGACGGCAGTTATAGAAAAATAATTGACGCCTATAATAGCTACCAAACAGATGTAGGAGGCCCGACCGTTACTTACGCTTCACCGTGGTGTGCAGTGTTCGTTTCATACGTCGGCATCGCTTTAGGCTTAACGGAGATTATTTTTCCGACAGCCTTTTGCCCTTACATGGTAACGCTATATCAGAACGTTAACCGATGGGAAGAAAATGACGCTTACGTTCCTAAGATGGGGGACATTATTCAATACGATTGGGACGACTCTGGTTCTGGTGACAATCAGGGGCAGCCAGACCACTGCGGTATAGTTGGCGTTGTAGACGGAAACTCGTTTACAGTAATTGAGGGCAATAATGGCGATTCCGTTAAGCTAATGGAACGCACAGTAGACCAGAAGTCTATTCGCGGCTACTGTTTGCCCGATTACGCAAGCATGGCCTCTGAGGGGTTAGAGTGGGTAGCTTACTATACTAACGAACTCGGCAAAATGACGGCAGATGCTATGAGGAATAATGCACGTATCATCTGGAATTATTTTGGTGCTCTAGGTTGGTCAGTCAATGCTGTCGCTGGTATGCTTGGCAATATGCAGCATGAGTCACAGCTTAACCCGGCGCAAACAGAATTCGGCTTTGCACTTGGCAACCCATTGGCAGGTTACGGCCTTGTTCAATGGACGCCCCGCACGAAGTTCAGCGATTGGGCAGGTGATGGATGGGACGACCCGGCACTATGCGGCGATATGGAATTAAACCGAATCAAATTTGAATATGATACGAATTACCAGTTTGGTGATAATCCATATTTTCCGTCGTATACATATACGTGGAAAACGTTCATTTATTCAACTGATTCTCCCGCTACTCTTGCCGATGCTTGGTTTGTCCAGTACGAGCGCCCCGATGTTGCATCGTGGAACGAAACCAGAGGAATTCGCATGACTTATGCTGACAAATGGTATACCTACCTAACAAATCTTCCAGCCCCACAGCCCGTTCCCAAAAAGTCAAAGTCAATGCCATTATGGATGATGATAAATCCATACGCTCGATTCTATTAAGGAGGAATTTTAATGTGCTAACCCGTGAACAGTTTCAGACCATTATCGGCAAGTATGCTACTGCCGACGATGAAGATACGCTCAAAGACGTTTCTGAACTTATGACTACGTTCGACGAAATGTCTAACCCGCAGTTGCAGCAGGAGCGTGACGAATACAAAGAAAAGTATGAGAACGTGGTGAAGGAATACAAAGACCGTTTTCTCACCCCGAATTCTCCGGCAGACCCCAAACTCCCGGAAGATGAATCCGATGAAGATGAATCTCCGGAAAAATATGACGACTTGTTTTCTTGAAAGGAGTAAATGCTTATGCCTGTTAAGCCTAAGATTAGGACGCTCACCACGTCCGCAGCGGACATTCTGAATGTTATCCGCAATAACGCTTCGGTCGATTATCGCAATTATGTCCCCAAAGCTGACGCAAACGACGTTGAATCCGTTCGCACGATTGGTGCAATTATCATGGATTACCCGGCGCTCCAGAACGAATTCCTGAATGCTCTGGTTAACCGCATCGGTCGTGTTATGCTCACGTCGAAGATGTACTCTAACCCCATTGCGTTCTTCAAGAAAGGCGTTCTTGAATACGGCGAGTCTATTGAGGAAATCTTCGTCAATATCGCTAAGGTTCAGGAGTTCAATCCTGAGATTGCCGAGCAGGAAGTTTTCAAGCGCGTTGTGCCCGATGTGCGCGCCGCGTTCCACATCATGAACTATCAGAAGTTCTACAAGGCAACCGTTACGCAGGAGCAGCTTAAACAGGCGTTCCTGTCGTGGGATGGCGTGACTGACCTTATTGCTCGAATCGTCGATTCCATGTATACTGGCGCTAACTACGACGAGTTCCTTGTCATGAAGTACCTGCTTGCCCGTCACATTCTTGATGGTCGTGTGTACCCCGTCACTGTCCCGACCGTGAACGCCGAGAACGCGAAAGCGATTGTCACCACCGTCAAGGGCGTGTCCAATAAGCTCACGTTCATGAATAGCGAGTACAATCCCGCGGCCGTCAGAACGTTCACCGAAAAGACTGACCAGTACATGATTGTCAATTCTGTGTTCGACGCAACTATGGATGTGAATGTCCTTGCTTCTGCGTTTAACATGGATAAGGCCGAGTTCCTTGGCCACCGTGTTCTGATTGATGGTTTCGGCGACCTTGATGTCGCTCGTCTTGGCGAAATCTTTGCTGGCGACCCGACGTATAATGAACCGTCTAAGGATGAACTTACCGCGCTGAACGCAATCCCGGCGGTTATTGTTGATAAGGATTGGTTCATGGTGTTCGATATGCTTACGCAGTTTACGGAACAGTATAACGGGCAGGGTCTTTATTGGAACTACTTCTACCACGTGTGGAAAACGTTCTCTGTGTCCCCGTTTGCGAACTCCGTCCTGTTTGTACCGGGCACTCCGTCGGTTACTACCGTCACCGCGTCCCCGACTACTGCGTCTGTTCCGAAAGGCGGCAGCGTGTCTCTGTCTGCCGTAGTTGTCACCGAATACTTCGCCCCGCAGACGGTTGTGTGGACGAGCAGCGCAGAGGACGTTAAGGTTTCGGCTGCTGGTGTTGTCACGGTTGATGCAGATGCAGCCTCTACCACCGCGACGATTACCGCGACTTCCGCTTTCGACAATACGAAGAAAGCAACGTGTACTGTCACTGTTAAGTAACTCAGTTGCAGACGAATGGCTACGGCGTTAAAATAGTAGTCGGGTGGGTTGGAGGGAAATTTATAAAAGGCAGGTGGTTTCATGTCGATGATTGTTCCGAATTCAGAGGTATTCATTCTAAAGAATGTCCCTCTTGAACCGTCATTCGACCACACCATTTGGTTTGATAGCGCAGATCAGCAAGCTACGGCATTTACTACGTATGCGCTTGCTTTCTATTTTGATAAAGTTTCATATCAGCGTTATCCTAGGCCATACATTACTTTGGACAAAACTGTCGATGAACTGCTCGGCTGCAATTACCTGATGTTCCGTAATACCGGTTATGGAGAAAAATGGTTTTATGCGTTCATTATGCAGGTTGAATATATCAGTAATACCACTTCGCGCATTTACTATACGATTGACCCCATGCAGACGTATTTGTTCGACGTTAATGTTGAGCAGTGCTTTGTTGAGCGTGAGCACGCCATGACTGACGCGATTGGTGACAACCTCATCCCCGAATCTTTTGAACTTGGCGAATATGTGTTTGATGCAGATTATTTTCCGCAAATTTTTGAGAAATCCCATTACACTATTTGTATTCTTGCGACGTGGAAAGCTACGTACAAAGATAATAAATGGGTGATTGAGGATGCCTCATCTGGTGGTGTCGGCGGTGTTGATAGCGGTATTTATACAGGACTAACAAAAAACACTTTCGATTACGACCCGGATAACCCGCAGTCTGCCCCGCACAACGCAAATGCTGTTATCGAAGCAGCAACAAAAGCAAATAAAGCAGATGGCATTGTTAGCATTACTATGTACCCAAAGTTCTTTATGAACTGGTCAATTACTGGTGACTTGGCTGATGGGCTTGTGCCTTATAAAATGAATGGCATTCCGGCCTTTACAGGTACGTTTGATGGCTATAAGCCTAAAAACAACAAACTTTACACTTCTCCGTTTTGCGGCGTGTATGTAGATAACCTACAAGGCAATGCAGCAAATTACGCCTATGAATATTTCACAGACCGTAAACCGCTGTTTTATATCGTGGGCGCGTCTAATGGTAATTTGGAATGCTCTTCTATTCCAATTAATTACAAGGGCTTGCCATCGAATTATCAAGAATCGCTTATTATGGGCGGTTTCCCACAGTGCGCGTGGAACGCGGACACTTTCAAGGCGTGGATTGCGCAAAACAAGTATGCTATTGCTGCTGGAGTTGCTAATACTGCTATTGATACCGTCAAGCAAGTGGCAGGAGCAGTTGCTGGCGTAGGCTTGGCTAGTGCCGCCACTAGTGCAGCGGCTCAGGCTGGGAATGTTTCGCAATTTGCTGGGGCCTATGCCAATCAGATGGCAGCTCAACAGAATTTGACAGAAGTAAATACATCCGCTTCTGGCGATGTTCTAAGTAAAACCATCAACCTCGTTGCGCAGGTTAAGACGGCTTCCACTCAGCCGAACCACGCGCGGGGCCAACAGTCCTCTAGTGTTTACTGCGCTCTGGGTGTTCAAGGCTTCCACTATATGCCCTACCGCATTCAAGGACAGTTCGCCCGTGTTATCGACGATTTCTTTTCTATGTTCGGTTACAAGACTAACCGCCTGAAAGTCCCCAACCGCAACGGCAGAAAAGCATGGAATTACGTCAAGACTTGTGGCTGTACTCTTACAGGCAGTGCGCCCGCAGACGCGACCGCTGCACTTGTCTCTATCTATGACAGAGGCATTACTTTCTGGCGCTGTATTGACCTGTCTGCCGGAAACCCGTTTACGCGCGTAGGAAACTACTCGCTTGATAATTCACTGTAAGTAGGTGATAATAATTTGAGTAAACCATACCGAAACCCTAAAGGCTCTCACTCGCGGCAGTTCTGGGAAACGGCATACGACAACACAACGCGCTATCAGTTTTACTTTAATAAGCTAACTGAAATCTCTACGTCCCTGTTCACGTGGGAAAATCTCCCGCCGAGCGTTGACCCGCGCTTTTTGGAGTTGTGTCTATTTTCTACTGGCTGTGCCGTTTTCTTCAAAGACGATGTTCTTTCAGAAGCGGCGCGACTAGAGGGCAAGGAAGATTATGACAAGCAAGGCTACCTTGCGTTGCGCGTAATGGCGAATGGCCCGTTTGATGTATATAACACGCCAATTAACCGCGTTGCATACGCATCAAGCGTTGGCAAGAACCAATGGAAGCTGGACAATACTAATTCTGTTCTTATCTGGAATAACCGGCTTAGGCTGCCGTCCGCTTATGAAGCATGGGTTTATGCCCACCGACTCGAAAATATTGACCGCGATGTTGATGTTAACGCAGCGGCGCAGAAAACTCCGGTAATTGTAACGTGTCCTGAATCTCAGCGTTTGACGTTTAAGAATCTCATGATGCAGTACGACGGAAACGTCCCAATTATTTTTGGCGACAAAGACCTGAACTTGAATAATATTCAGGTGCTTAATCCGGGCGTTCCGTATACGGCGGCAGAACTGCAAGACCTTAAACGCGAAATCTGGAATGAAGCGCTCTCCATGCAGGGTGTCCCGAACCTTACAATCTCCAAACGTGAGCGACTTGTTACCGACGAAATTCAACAGGCAACTGCTGGCACATCCGCTTGCCGAATGTCAAAGCTGGAAGCACGTCAGCAAGCCGCCGAGCAAATCAATAAAATGTTCGGGCTTAATATTAAAGTTTCTGTCAATTCTCTTTATACGTCTGGCATTTCCGACGACGATGGAAACACCGTTAATGACTGGCTTGACCCGAACTCTGACGGCGGGGGTGAACCGAAATAATGAGCTTATACACAACGCAAGTAAGATTCATTTGTGAATCGTTGGTAGATGATGTTACCAAACCGATTGACGAAATTATCGGCGTTGCCGCTCCTAAGATGTTCCCCATTGGTAGCACGGGTAGAGAAGATTCACCGTTTAAGCGCTGCGTCATTCCGTGGGAATTTGTTGACGAACCCACTACGTATTATATTTGCAAGCGTATTCTTGCCCACTATTACACGCGCGAAATCGGGTGGGAGACGGCGGCGCTTTGGGTTTTCCACATGAATGAGCAGCTTGCCGAAATCGCGCCGTACTATACGCAGCTTGTAAAGTCCACTTTCAACAGTGTTCGTGATTTTACGGCTGAGGACATTGAAGCGCTGTATGGTGATACAGACCTTGTAAGAACGTTTACTGGTGACTACAATGACAAGGCGAATGGCGGCAGCACGAATAATAACACTATCACAGCGGACAATTACAACCTCGATAGCGACACCCCGCAGAACGGACTTGTGTCTGTAAAGCCCGCCGAAGATGCCGCGGGCATGGCGTACCTGTCCTATGCTCGCCGCGCATTGATTGACCAGAAGAACGGCAACACAGAATCGCATAATGAAACATCCGACCGCAAAGCCAACACCACAGAGACAGTCAAAGGCAAATCTGGCGGCAAGGCTAGAATTGAACTTATGAAAGATGTTGCTAGTGCGCTCATCAATATTGAGCGTAGAATGATTGGTGAACTTTCAACCGAATTTATGAACGTATGGTAAAGGAGTGAAGTTATGGACACAGTTAATATGTTGAATACCATGAGGTTTTACTGCCAGCCCATTCTCCCGCTTGTGTATGACGAAAGCCTGAGCTACTATGAAACCCTTTGCAAGGTAGTTGGTCAGCTTAATATCACGGGCGACACGGTTAATAAACTTAACGAGGGTTTGGCGAACGAAATCTCCGACAGACAGGCAGCAGACGCTGCGCTTGATGAGCGCCTGAAAACGATTGAAAGCACAAGCGCAAAAATTCATTTCATGGCTTTTGCCGGTACGCCACCGTACGACGCAAAGCCAATTTACGCCATGCCGACAAGGAGCGAATTGCGTCAGTGGGTAACTGATGGGGACATGATTGTTACCCTAATGCAAACCACCGATGAAAGGCGCAATATAGTATATGCTGCGTCATGCGCCTATAATGCCCCAAATTGGGAAAATGCATCATTTGATGACTTTAATATTATCGTCCCTATCAGTACAGCTTACGACAGCGAAGGAGACTGCGCCGTTCGTCAGAAAATTGCAAAAATCACGATTCCGCCCGCTTCTGCGGCTTCTCTTGATGAGAAATGGGGTTTGCAGTTTATCGAGATTAACACACCGCACACTTCCGCCGAAGGTATGGTGAATTTTACCGCGACCGTTGTCGGCGAAACTGTAACGGCAAGCATTACACCGGCGGAATTTATCAAGCTGTTTGACGCAGCTAGTGCAACGGCCAAACTTTGTGTAGGCGTAAACGCTAGGCTGAATTATAACGCGCTTGAACTTAGCTCTAGCGTGGCAACTGTTTATGATAATTCTTCCGCTAAAAGAGAAGTCAGAATCACATTTGTTCAAAACCCTCACGCGGGACGCCGTGACTATGTTCCTAGCGAAATTTTTGACCTGGTAAACATTGTTGGTGATAAAGACACTAATACGTGGAAAGTTGAAACATTCGGTACTGAACTGTTTGATTTTCAGAGATACGAAGGTTTCCGGTTTACTAGAAAGGCCGGAGACATTATTGAAGCGGCCGAAGATTGCGACCCGGCAACTGTAGCGCAGTATTATAGCGACCTGTCTGGCAAGGACTATCAAAACCTGCCTGTTCACTTGATTGACGAAGTAGATAATGCTGACTACTGGAACGGCGTATTTGATAGTTATTCCGATGGCCATATCACGTTCACATTTACCACAGCTAATTACGCTACTATTGGCGAGGAAATGGTAGTTCGCGTCATCGAACTCAGCGCGACGAGAACCGGCGCAGCGTGGGTTGGTAATGAAAAATGGGTGTACGCAGCTATAGAATTTGACATTCCCTACCGCCCCACAGCTTATCTGCTTGATGTGTGGCAAGCAAATGATACGCCCGCTATTGCTAACGGCCGTGTTTCGTATGAAGCCAACAGTAGCCTTGATTTTGACACTATTCTTGAACTTGTTGACGGTGCGCAAGACATTATTGCTACGTTGCACAAGGGAACGAGCGAAACGTCACCAGAATGGTCTGGCCTTGTTTATTCTCACAAGAACGTCGAAAACGGAGTTGTGAATATTGTGTTTGCAGCAACAGCGCCTATTCAACTTCATAATGGTATTCCGTCTATGAATGGCGTTGTTGTTTTCAGTAAAGACGCTGCTGGTGTGAAAAAGGTTACGATTAGGTTTTCCGGCGCGCTTCCTGCTCCTAGTGCGGACGGAAGTGACGATGGGAAAGTTCCGTATATCAATGGCAGGTCATGGGGGCTGAAAGAACTACCGACTTACGCAAACGGAAATGAGGTGAGTTACTAATGGCGAATAAATTGTACGAAGAATCATCCGTACAAGCCATTGCAAATGCTATCCGGGCTAAAAACGGAACTACAACGAAATACAAAATTGGAGAAATGGGGGCGGCTGTGCAATCAATTTCCGGGACAGTAGAAGCCTTGGAATGGCATCAATGCCCAGAGGTAGTTTGTAATTATCTGGCGAATGTTACGTACAACCCCGATGATTATAGCACATCTGAAATTGCGACTTATGCCCCGGCAACAGCAGTTGTAAGTAATTACAAGCCGATTGGAAAGACTGTTGGCGGCATTACATACTTCAATGAAATGCCTAATGTGATTACGCCATTTGCTGGGGGCGGTGCGGCTGGAACTCTAAAGCCACTTGACTTTTTGCGCTGGATTCGCACACGGGACAACTACGCTGAGGCGTGGAATGTCCGCGACCTTGGCGGCTGGGCCTGCGATGGCGGCACGGTAAAATATGGGCTGCTGATTAGAGGCGGGCGTATCTCTGCCGCAGACCGGGCTGTGCTGGTTGGTCAACTTGGAGTGCAGCACGAAATCGACCTAAGAGGCAAAGAGGGGCGTGACCAGAGCGACGGAGAAGCCGCAACGGAATCCCCCCTTGGAACTGATGTTTGGTTTACGATTGCTGACAAGGCAGCATCCTACACTTTAACGCCAGTTGCAACATGGCAGCTATATCTTCGCTGCGTAATTGACGCAGTTACACACCGTGAACCCGTATACTTTCACTGCACAGCGGGCGCAGACCGTACCGGCACTCTCGCGTGTGTGCTAGAGGGCTTGCTCGGCATGGGCCAGTCTGATATTGACAAGGACTATGAGCTGAGTTGCTTTTATAGCGGAACGGGGACAGACGCTCTTGCTCGTAGGCGGAACGAACCGGAGTGGAGAGGGCTTATCAACGCAATCGAAGCAGTTTCGGGGGATAGCTTCCGCGACAAATGCGTCCACTTCGCCGTTGGAACGTGCGGAATGTCGATGAGCGATATCAACGCCTACCGCACGGCCATGATTAGCGGAACGCCTGAAACGCTGCACTGGTATCAGCCGATTGCCAAAAATCTTACTGGTTGTACGCTTAGCAACGCCGCGTCTCAGGTTGACTACGGCGAAGCGTACACTGCGATTATCGCAGCAGACAGCGGAAAGACGATTGATTCAGTTGCGATCAAAATGGGTGGCGTGGATATCACGTCCACTGTTTACTCGGCTGGAAGCGGTGCAATCAACATCGCCAAGGTTACTGGGCCGGTCACAATTACCGCATTGGCATCTGTGCCGGTTGTGCTCTATAATGTCACGCGCAATCTCACCAACTGCGCATCGTCCAACGTGGCAAATACCGCCGCAGAGGGTTCAGCCTACACAACGACGCTATCACCGACGGGAACTTACAAAAAGCTTGGCGCAATCACTGTCACGATGGGCGGCACGGACATTTCTGCGACGGCGGTGTCTGGCAGTACCGTGAACATTGACAATGTGACTGGTGATATCACAATTACTTGCGCGGCAGTCATCACAAATATCATTGATACCATTGGAATCTCTGGTGATACGCGACTGTCCGCGGACAGCGGAACGAATAAGCCTCAGTCTGGCTGGGCGACAATCGGTGCAAATATGGACGCATCAAGTATGATTCGCTTGAACCCGGGGGATGTTCTCCGCATCAAGGGCATGAATCTCCCCGCGTCCAGTGATTATAAAAGTATAGCTGTGGCGTATAATGAAACGGCAACATTTATTAGTGCTGGTTATATTTATAATGGTTATGTTTGGAATCAGCTTAGTTTTGACGGCAGCGGAGACGCCGTAACTATAACGTCGTCCGTTGAGCATTTCATCCGAATAAGTCTGTCCTGCACTGACACGTCGGCTGTAATTGCCACTATCAACGAGCCAATCCCTTAATAAGAAAGGATGTAAGTTACAAATGACTACGACAAATCTTCGTGACTTGCTTGTTGCAACTGCCCGTGCCTACATGGGAGCGAACAGCTATAATGGGCAGAAGCAGGAAATTATTGATATCTACAACAAAAATCAGCCTAGACCCAGAGGTTACAAAGTGCAGTACAGCGACGCTTGGTGCGCTACATTCGTCAGCGCTATGGGGTACATTGCGGGATTTTCCCGCATTGTATTCCCGGAGTGCTCTTGCCCTGAAATGATTACCAAATATATGTTTGCCAACTGTTGGGAAGAGCGCGACGACTATGTGCCGAAGCCGGGTGACATTATCTTTTACGACTGGGATGATAGCGGCCACGGCGACTGTGCCGGAGTGCCCGACCATGTTGGTATTGTGGAAACCTGCAATGGCTACAATATCACAGTTATTGAGGGAAACAAGGGCGACACGGTTGGCAGACGGAATTTGATTGTCAACTCCCGCTATGTGCGCGGGTATGGTGTGCCGAATTATTCGCTGCTTGCTGATGAAAAAGACAAACCTGAAACTAAACCTGAAAGTGAGGAAGATGAAATGGTTTATCACAATCTGAATGAAGTTCCCGATTGGGGGAAAGATACTATCAAGGCTCTCTGCGATTGCGGCGCTCTTAATGGTGTCGGTAATGGCGACCTTAACCTGACTGAAACTCTGCTTAGAGCGCTTGTCGTAATGAAGCGATATATGGATAGGAAGTAAGGCAAAATGGAAAGCAAGTATTATGATGGCACAAAGCTGCTAAGTCTGCTAGACATTGACGGGAACAAGCCTGAAATCTATATCTGTACAAGCAACCGAAGCGCGGGAAAAACCACATGGTTCAACCGCTACGTTGTGCGCAGGTATCTAAGAGGCAAGGGGAAGTTCTGCCTTATCTATAGGTATAAGTATGAGCTTCAAGACTGCGCCGAGAAGTTCTTCAAGGAAATTGGTGCTCTGTTCTTTCCGGGGTATACGCTTACGCAGCAAATGTCTGAAAGCAAAGCCTTTGTCCATTTGATGCTTGCAAAAGACGGAGGCGAAGCTGAGTGTTGCGGTTATGCCGTGGCGCTCAACTCCGCCGAACAGGTAAAGAAATATTCGCACTATCTCAATGATACAACTGTTCTGCTGTTCGATGAGTTTCAGAGCGAAACAGGCGTGTACTGCCCGAACGAAATGAATAAGTTCATTTCAATTCACAAGTCCATTGCGAGAGGTGGCGGAGAGCAAAGCAGATATGTGCCTGTCATTATGATTAGTAACCCGGTCACTGTACTAAATCCGTATTACTCTGCAATGGGAATCAGCAGCAGACTGAATGATAAGGTAAAGTTCATGCGCGGACACGGTTTCGTGCTGGAACAGGGCTACAATGAAAGCGCTGCAAAGGCACAGGCAGAAAGCGGTTTCTCTAAGGCGTTCAGTAATACCGCATATATCGGATTCTCCGATAGCGGTAAATACCTTAGTGATAATCAGGCATTTGTTGAAGAAATGACCGGCAAGAATGTGTACCTGTGTACGATTAAATATCACGGTAATGAATATGGAGTGAGGGAATATCCAGAAGCGAACAAGTTTGGCAGTATGCTCTACTGCTCGCCCTCTGTTGACCATACTCACCCCATGAAAATCACGGTCAACACTGACGACCACGATGTTGACTATATTCTCGGCGGCGGTTATGATAGCCTCATTGCACTGCTGAGACACCAGTTTGAAATGGGCAGATTCCGATTCAAGAATCTTGAAAGCAAAGAAGCCCTTATTAAAACAATATCCTGTTAAGGTATCTGCACCGCGTCCCTGTTGTGCCACGGCGAGAGGCTACTGGGTGAAACCAGCTTGACGATGGTTATCGGTATTAGCGACCGCGCAGCAGCAAGCGGTGTTTTAGATATAGTTATACCCCCTATCATTTTGGTAGGGGGTATAATTTTTTATTCGCCCGTCTCGCCGCCTATCAGCGCTACAAGGTCAGCTAAGTCACTAATTATAAACCGGTAGAAACCCGTGGTATAGTGAACGCTTGCTTCCTTGCCACAATAAATACACTTAACCCTGAGGTCATACGGATAAAGACAAACTTCGGCCTTTTCTCCGCATTGGCAAATTGGGGCTTTCACATCTGGCATTGTTATTCTCATAATTGTCACTCCTTATCAGGCTTATCCGTAATTATTAGCACAAACGTTACAACACCTTTTGAATAATAGTGCGTAGCGCCCACAAGTTTAAGGCCCTGTTTACTAACCAATGCTAAGCGACGGCCTAGCTCAGAAATGCCACAGTAATCAACGAAATACATATTAACCCTCCTTAAATTGGAATGTTGTGTCTACAAGTACAATCCCACCCGGAATTCTTTTGGGGCGCAGCTTCCCCGGAACACACAGGCCGGCTTTGAAGTCCTCTATACTTCTGTGTTCGGACAGAAATTCTCGCTCCATATCATTTTCAGGCTCAACGCCTTCATCTTCCCCGCACGATTGCAAGAACAGTTTCTTACTGCGCTGCGGCATACCTGCGCACTTCAAGTCATAATGCGGTTGCACTTCTTCGTGGTTCTCTTTCACTACGTGTTCGACGTAGGTTTTCTGGCGCTGGAATAGGCCGTAATCCCATTCGCTCTCGCACTTCCAGCAACCATAGGTGCGTGGGTGCTCTGTAATTCCTTTTACTTCTTCCGGGCTGCAATTCAGATGTATACTGTCGGTATCGGCATAACAAAAGTGCTCATAGTTCGCTTGCGCGGCACGGATGGTATAGCAGCGCGCATAACTTGTAATTGCAGCGCCGATGGCAATATAACCGGGTGTTTTATCCTGCGCATAATTAGGATAAAAGCCGATAGACGTATCATCTTTTACGTAGGCAACCTTAAAGCTGCTATCCGGTGACGCTGCGGTCTTGCCGTACAGATTGTTTGAGAATAGCTTAGCAAGATAGCGAATACCGCCTGTACTGTTTTCCTTAATCTCTCTATATTTGTTAAGATACTTGTCGAATATTCCCTTCCTTGTCTGAAAATAGCAGCCATCAAGAATCTCTAAATCAAACACGTCATAGTGTTCGCGGAATAGTTCATAATCAGAACAAGTCATTGTGAGCGTTACAAATGGCTTTACTTTCTTACCGTCGAAATCAATGATAGTATCATAATATCGTTTTGTACAAGCACTATAGACATCCGATGTTTTAAGCCATTCCGTGCCTTTATACAATGGGTTGCCTTTTATTTGGACAGTCGGCAAATATCCCTCACGCAACTTAAAGCGGCATTTGAAGCGAATGAAATAATACCACGGCTTATATCTGCTCCCGTCTGGCTGTTTCTCCCCTAACGTGCAACACTCCGGGATATAATTTCCTTTCCAAAAACAAGGCAAATAATCAGGGTATTCATTGCCAGACATACTATGCATTACATAAGGATAAAGGGAGTTCACATCAAATGTGCAGCCTTTGGCTTGCGGCTTCCCGGAAAACTTAGGGTTCACATAGCACCAGCCGCCTTTATAAGCGCGCTGAATATATCGCCCAATGCATGGAGATTCAAATATATCTTCATCAATATGGCGCTGCCACAAATTGGGATAGGAATCTTTATAAACGGAATCGCCGCCCAGTGTTTTCTTCCATTCATCAAAACAGCATGAACCAATGGTTAGCCGAGTGTGCCCTTCGGCAAATGTTGTTTCCAAACACTCTTTCAACACGAGCACGTCGTTTGCAATGTAATCATATTCTTCGGGGCTGATAAAGCCCCCAGCATGGCGTTCGCCCTTGTATTCCATTTCAAGTTTCTGGTGCTTTGTCTTGAATGATTCCCCCAACTTTTTAAGGGAAAGCGGAAGCAACTTTAGGCTATCACGAATTTCAAGAATCTTACCATTCGTGCCCTTAATTACAATACTGTACCAAACACCTTGTTTGTCGGCAATCATATACTTAATGCTTTTCGCGGGCATTTCCTTGTCATTCGACCAGACTGTGCCCTCGAATTGGCTTTCGCCTGTATGAGTATATGCTTGCTTCCATCCAAGCTGAGAAATGAAATAGTCAAGAATGAAAGCACCGTCAAATTTCAGGTTATGGAAATATAGTATTTGGCGACGGGCATCGTGGGAAAACATATCATCAAAAAACTCGCTGATTGATTTACAGACGGTTACTTGCTCTGACTTACCGCCTATTTCGACATAAGCAGCAGACCAAACTTCTGTATATTCCTGCCCCTCAAAAACGCTTGTTTCAAAATCACAGGCATAGCGTGGGACAAGAACTCTCGGTCCAAGCTGCTGGTTTTTCTTTTTAGTCATCGTAAAATTCGCCCCAATCAATGCTATCATAGTCATTTGCATAGTGATAAATTTGTTCATCTAGCAAGCGCATATCTTCTGGCAGCCATGTTTGCATTCTACCAATGTATGCAAGGGCGTCGTGCTCACGGTATTTTACGGAATAATCTGGCAACCCATTTTCTTCAAGGCCGCGTTTAATCATTTCGGCAACTTGGCGTACACTTCGAGTATCTAAAAGAGAATTGAACCAAGCTAGCAGCAAATAAGCACCTTGCGATTCATATTTCTTGCCAGGGGTAATAAATTCTTTAAGGAATTGGCGATAATTTTCGATAGTCAACTGAGCTTCAGAAATGCTATCAATTTCGCGGATATATTCGTGAGTAAATCCCTTTAGTTCTTCGGTGGTATATTCCTTGATATGCTCTGACGCATAACGGGCGTGCTTTGAAATAGCATAACCTTTTTTCTCGCTGTATCGAATTCGTGCCTTGAAGTTTTTAGCCTGTTTTTGCCATTCAGTTAAGGGTTTTCTTTTGCGGGGCATATTTATTCACCGTCCTTTAACCAATCATACCGCAGTAAATCCTTTCTTTGATTTTACTATATCCAAAATGGCATAATATTCGTTTTTGCTGATTTCATCCTTTACCTTGCGAGTAATAATATCGCCATTTGTGCAATCAATAGCGCGAGCCATTAGATTACCAATGCCATAGCAGTATTTATAGCACTCCCGAACGATTTCATAAGCGCAGTTAGAGCCAAGCGATTTTTCAAGCCCAATCGAAAAATACACATTCGATTTATTGCGCATCGCTCTCTGCAACGAACGCCAGCCCGCGTCCAAATAGCCCATAAGAAACTTGTCATAATAAATCGACAATCTCAAAATGTTGTCGTCCTCTGACATAACGGCGCTAATCTCTACGTGTTCGCCAAGTTTATCACGCGGGAACGGCTGAATGTTGAGGTTTTTACGGAAAATATAGATTGCGTCTTTATAATCACTTGCATCAAAGTTTGACAAACACCGCGTAGGCACGTCAGGAAACGGGCACTCAAAACACGACTTTGCATATTTACAAAATGACACCAAATCACCAACCAATCAACATCGGAACGAAAACACAAATAACCACAAGCAGCGCACCAATAGCGGAACAAATAAGATATTCAAAGAACGTTTTCATAATTATATACTCCCATCTTAAAGTAACGCGGGCGAATGTAAATTACACGCGCCCGCTAGTTTGATTACTTCTTGTAGGTTTTCTTTTTGGGCGTGTCAGCAGACTGGGGCTTGCTTCCGCAGAATTCGACGTTCGACGCCTGTAGCGTCCACGCCGAATGTTTTTCTCCGTCGTCGCCATCCCAAACATCGCAACGCATTTCGCCGCTCAGAAGAATTTCCTGACCTTTCTTGAAATACTCATTCACGAATTCAGCCGTAGAACGCCACGCGGTGCAGCGGAAAAAGTCCGTTTCATCACGATTGAACGTCCGGTCAACAGCTACAGTAAAATTTGCAACAGGAACGCCGTGCGTAGTTTTGCGCATTTCAGGGTCAGCGGTGAGACGGCCTTTAATAACGATATTATTCATGTTCTTTTTTCCCTTTCTGCCCGTGTAGCCGATAGCGCAGCTATGAGTTTTGAATTACTGAATTTCAGTCGCGCAGCGAATGAACGTGTCAACCGGCATAGAGTACGTGCGTTCCGCATCGCTGATAACGTCATACTCGCCAAGGAATTTAACGTTATACGTGCCGCAACGCTTCTTGAGTTCTGCGCGAATAGCGGCTGCGCCCATGTCAATAACGGTTTCCGTGCGGGTATCAAAGCCGTTTTCAGCCTTAACAGGGAATTCGACGGTCAAGGTACGGATGGTTCTAGTGATGTTTTTCATAGCTTTTTTCCTTTCTGCGCCTATTCGGGCGGCGCGGCCCTCTTTTAATTTTGAGCGTTTCCATCATCAGGCAGCGGCGCTCATCTCGCTACGACGCCCCAAAATAGGAGCGTTTCGGATTTAAGATTAGTCTCGCCAAAAAACATCAATGTCGAACGTGTCCGGGGTATCGGATTCATGAATGGCGATTTCGGATGGAAAACCGAAAGCGGCACAATCCCATTGAAATTGACTTGATTCAAGCAACGCTTTGCGCGTGGAATATTCGCTATACGTGTATGCGCCGTTCCCGTTCTCGCGCATCAATTCGTGATCAATGTCCGTTTTCTCAAGTGTGAACGTGCGACGACGTTCTACCGTAAGTTTTCCGAATTTCATGTTGCTTTACTCCTCTCCGATAGTATTAGCGTCAAGAAACGCGTTTACTGCAATAACTTCCTTATCATTCGCAAAAATCTCAAAATGATAGTTACCATACGCGCCGGAACGTTCATAGTAAATTCCCCAACGCTTTAGAAATACTGACAGACGGTCGGCCAATGTCACAAACGACGTTTCAAAATTGTACCATTTTTTCATTTTAGCATACTCCTTTTTGCCAAAACCGTTATGAAGTCAAAAATAATATTGCCATTCCGAGTAATGTGATACGTTACTTTCCGCGGGGCGTTTTGATGATTCAAAAAACCATAAGCGCAAGCCGCGTCGGTGGCGGTTTTGCCCGCGAGCGTTTCCCCGCTTTCGTTTGTGAATACTCCGTAATACCGCGGATTGCCATAGCACGAACATTCCAATCTTTCATAGTATGATAATTTCCCGGTGAATTCTTTTCTTTTCATAATTTTTCATTCCTTTTTCTATTAAATTCAGGACACCGGGCTTTGCTTTATTGCTTGCCCTTTATCCCCCTTGCAATTATAGTATAGCATATCACGCCCAAAATTACAATATGGAATAATGCACAAATATATATAACTATTATTGTGCAACA